TAATCCATCTGTTAATTTAATTCCAAGATATTCTTTATCAGTAACCTTCACCCCATAATGTTGAAGTAACCATAATCCTCTATCAGGTACTTTCATATACTGAAGTTGTGGATTGTGTTTATAGATTGAACCTTGATTCTTTCTATGCCAATCTGAATCTTGTGGAATATAATAGTCGTGTTCCAAATCACCAACCTTACCTAAGTCGTGATGTAAAGCAGCAAAGACTAACTCCTCATCCGTGAAGTTAATCTCCGCTCCGTTCTTCTCCCACAATTGTTTTATCTCAAGTGAGTGACTTACAATGTGAAGAATGTGTTCAACATATCCACCCGGCATCGCATTGTGAAATGCTGCCTTACCACTAGCTGGTGCAAACATCATTCTGTCTTGGAAGTCATCATAGAACTTTAAAAGATTGTCTCTTCTATCATCACCAATGTGTGTATTGATAACATCTATCATTGTATTCCAATTATTTTGTATTTCATCTGCTGTTAATTTTTTCATCTTACCTCGTATCTGTTTTTTGTAAATTTAATTGTGTTTTCTAATCTTAACCTATTTCTATATTCACTAAAGGATATTCTTACACCCCAATTCATATGTTCTAAAATATCTTTTTTACTTACTGATTTTTTCTTGTGAATAAAATCTAAAATTCTTTTATATGATTCTGTATCTGACATTGGTTTTAAATCTTCAATCTGTTTCCAATTATTAAACCACTTCAATACTCGTTCACTCCATCTGAATCCTTCTAACTTTGGTTCTAAATATAAATTAGCTTCATCTCTCATATAAGGATTGTCTAACATATTCTCAATAGTATCTTTAAAACTTTTAGCATCATTTGCTTTATATAATAATGGATACTCTTTACCAACCATTTCAGGATAACACATCTTATCTGGAAGAACATATGGAACACCTTGACTCAATCCATCAGTTGTTGAAATACTCCAAGCAGAATATTTTTGAAAACAACCAACACCCATATGCATTGAACGAACAAAATTTAAATAATCATCTCGACTACTTAACTTAACTCTCTCAGCATAAGGCCTGTCTAAATCAGTTAGTGTTGTGTATACTTTAAAGTCTTGTCTTTTCTCCCATAAACTATCCATTTGTTTTACAAACCAAGTGTAACCTGTATACTCATTGTCTCTATGATTGAATAAGATTGTTTTTGATTTATGTTTGTGTCCAATAGAAATATCATCAACACCAAGATAATGTGGTTGTATAATTTTTTCTAATCTATCAGTTACATCTTTGGTATAAATCTTTTTAGACTTTTCTATAATTAAATCTTTTAACCATTTAGTATTTACACCACATTCTTCCATTTCCAACGTACCAGCGATGTTATGCATTAACATTGATTTAGCATATGCTGTATTCTCTGGAACTTCATACCAATGACAATAACCAATAAACTTTGGATTGATGTTTGTTTCATTGACAAACATATTCGATAATTGTAAAGTGTGTTCAGGTAAATGTGAATACACAATATCATAATCATTCTTTTTCCAATTAATAGTTTTCAATAATTGTTTATGATTGAAATGAGTTCTCATAGCGTTTGGATATGATGGTAACTCAATTGATAGTTGTGTTGTGTTTGGAAATATTAAACTCTTAACTTCTGTAGGTGAAAGTATTGTCCAATGAATATCATCACGAACTTTATTAAGTTCTTTAATAACATTACGCAGGACAACAACATATGAATCTTTTTCTAAGTCTTTCATATAAGTTATGTTAGGGTATACCAGCACTTTGTACTGGTACACTCTATCATTATCTTGTTCTTTTGTAAAGTTAAATATGTTCATTATAATCCTATTTTATCAGAGAAACAATTAACCTTTGTTTTTTTCTGTGTCTTATCGATTTGTAAAGAACCATAGTATGTAGACAAACCTTTTGATTTTGCTAACTCTTCTAAATTAACATTAGCAAAAGCTCTACCAGCTTTGTTCCACACTTTTTCATCTGTTTGACCATAAGCGACATAACATCTATCATAATCAGGTGAAAAACCTACAAATATAAAGTAACCAATCTTGGGGTTTTTACAAACAAACCTAACTTTATTTCCATCTTTAATTAAGCAAGTTTTTACTTCTATACCACCATTATACAATTCAAATTGAATATCTTCATCGTTATGAGATTTTGGTGGAAACGCTATAGTATAATCACTATTTTGATACCTGTGATTAATAGAATTGGATAAGGAATTTGTAAATACCTCATGCACCAATCCACCAATAGTGTTCTGTTGTATATTATTAAATGCACTTACTTTACCACCATCTCTAGAATTAATTTTGATTGTCTTTAATGTATTCATAGCATGTGATACAGAGTTAACCGCGTAGATAACATCTTCTTTTGTAACGGCTTCTTCCATTACCTTTGATTGTCCCATAACTGTAGGTAGTTTGGAATCCATTTTCATTAATTCAACTGCTTTACCTGGAGACAATTTATTTCCATTAGACTCTATTACTCTTTTGAATAAATCAGGTCTACCAACTTCTAATTTTTCTAAAAGATTATAAGTATAGTAACTCATTTGTGCTGCTGAACAAATATCTTCCATAATAAGTTTTCTCGGTATTATCTCATTATTTTCTTTTTCCCAAGCATCTATAGTAATTACAATTTGATTATATTGTCTTTTTAAATCACCCGTTCTACTCTGATTTTCCATTTGTAAAGACATCATATTTTCATATTCAGATTTTGGTTTATCTGATATTGAATATGTATAAGGGATTTGTGTATAACCCAATGCTAAACATGCTCGTGTCCTTGCATGTCCTGATTTTATTTTATTAGTACCAGGATATATTAGTATCGGATTTTTTAATCCAATGTCTTTAATACTTCCTTTAAGACTATCAAAGTAATCTTTATCATCAGCACCATATAATAGTACATTATCTTCATCGAATTGTAATTTAGAAATCTCAATGTTTCCATCAGATTTTTCGGTTACCCCTTTTTTAAGTGGGGAGTTTATTTTTTTAGCCATAGCTATCTCCTATCTGTTTATTATTAGTGGCGGTCGATTTCGGCTTCGAGTTAGCACGATAGGCGACTTCGCCTTCATTATTATATATATATAAAGTTTTTTTTAAAACCATTGATTTTTTTTATCTTCCAACTTCACCTAAATATTTCTCTTTACATTCTTCCCAAGTCATACCTAATATATCTGAGTAATATAACATCTCAGGCTTCAATCTATTTTCTGTATGTAACTTGGTATATCTTTTTATTGCTTTTCTTTTCCACCACTTGTTGATGTATTCAGAACCTTGAGCAAACTTTGGTCTCATAACTAATTCATCAGCATTGATTTCATTTCTTAAAAAGTCTCTTCCGTTTTCATAGAAGGAACTAAAATAAACTCCTCGTTTGAATCCGTGATTATAATGTGATTTAACAATTCCTAATTCTTTAAACATATATGAAATTAATGTTTGTTTAACTCCAGTTGGAGGACCTGATACACCTTCTTTAGGTGTCATAATTTTTTTATAATCATCAGCTCTCTCATCTTTCATCCATTCAAGCCAGGGTTTATAAACTGAATCATCAGGCTTTAATGCAATCTTACCAGCAGATTCACCAAGAGTTTTCCATACAGGTATTCCATTATACATTGAATGAACACCATACAATGCTGTAGTGGTTAATCCAACTAATTCATCACCATAAGTTTTCTTCCAATGTTGTCTGAGAGATTCATCAGTTAATAACATAGCCACTAACTTACCACCGAGAAAGTTAAATCCAAATGGTTGAGTTGCTACAATGGATGTTCCAATACTTGTACATCTTAATTTACCATCTTTAAATTTATTATCTTTAGTCCAACCAATGTAATCATCTCTAACACCAAGTGAAGTAATATCTGAACCTAATGACATCATACCTAAAACTTTATTAGTATTTCTATCTTTAGCAATTACTTTAATGTTTCTACCTGGATTAGCTACATATTCCATTGAGTGAATAAGTCTTCTAAGAAGTGTCCAATTCTCAACTGATGTTTGATTTTTGTTATCTACGATTTCAACATAAGGGTCGAGATTTTCTATTTCAGATATTGTTAATTCTAAATTATTTATATCTGTTGGTTTCCATATCTTCTGAGAGAATAAATCAAACTTATAAACATACTTCTGAAAGTCAGGATTCTTATTAAACTCCTGCCACTTCTTATAAAGTGTTTGTTCTTCAACAGACATAGATTTCAACATATCTAAATTATCTATGAACTCTTGTTTCTTCTCTTCGTAGTTAAATTCTTCTTTTACTTCTTCAAAAAAAT